AGCTCGCACGCATCGCGGGCCAGCAGCTTGCCGGCCTGAGCGAGCCGGGCGAGCGCACCTCGGTCGACGTCGACGCGCGCCGTGTACTGCTGGCCCGCGATGCGTGCGAGCTCGCGCTCGAGCTGCTCGATGCGGTGCCGCGCGAGCACGGTGTCGGCCTGGACGACGACCGTCTGGTCCCGCGCCTGCAGCTCAGTGAGCTCGACCCGGGCCTGGGCGAGCTGCTCCATGAGCTGCCGGGTGTTGGCGGTGATCCGGACCTCGCCGCCGGCGAGCGTGCGGAGCTCGGTCTGGATGCGGGCCAACTGCCCGAGGAACCCAGGCGCGTCGAGTCGCACCTGTACCCGGGAGGCGCTCGCACCGAGCGCCCGCAGCTGAGCGAGCAGCGCGGCCAGCTGGGCGTTCGCCCGTGCTGTGTCGGCGGTGACCTGCACGTCGGGGCGCGACCGGGCGATCTCGGCGGCGAGCGTCTTGATCGCGGTGAGCTTCGCGGTCGCGCGATCGTCGACGTCGACGACCAGCTGCAGCGGGGACAACGCCCGCAGCGCGGTCATCTTGCCGTGCAGGGTGGTGATCCGGCCCTCGGACGCCCCGGTCCGGATGTCCAGCTGCACGGAGGAGTCGCGCACCGCGCGCATCGCGTTGGCAATCGCGGTGACGTCGGCCCTCGCGGTGCCCGTGTCGAGGTGGATCTTCGCGCGCTGATCGCGGAGCTTCCGCATCTCGACGACGAGCTGCGTAACGTCGCGGCGGGCCTCGGCTGCTCCGTCGACCTCGACCTTCGCCCGGACGTTGCGCAGCGCGTCGAGCCGGCTCTTGAGCTGGTCGATCTTCCGGTTCGCGGGGGTGAGGTTGAGGTCGACCGTGGGCTCGACCTTGAGCCGGCCGAGGTCCTTGAGCTTCTTCTCGAGCCGCTCGGCGGCGGCCGCGTCCTCGAGGAACTCCCGGGCCACGTTCGAGCGGGCGGTGATGTCGAACTGCATGGCGCGAGTCACGGCAGATCACCTCGATCTCCCGTGGTTGCGCTTCTATCTGACTGCACGATGAATAAGTCAAGGTCCTACGCATCGAAGCCCCGATAATTCCTGGCAATGCTCACTACGATGAAAGTAGGTCGAAATGAAAACCGACGACCACCAACCCGGCGGCCGCGATCCTGATACCCTGGGCCGGCTTCTCCCTTGCGAGCTCCTCCCCGAGCTTCCTTGCGAGCCATTGTGCAGTAGGTTGCAGCACGAGACCCCCCAACCCGCCAACGGCTGCGAATATTCCCGTATTGAGCGGAATACGCAGATACCACGGAAGCGGATCAAAGAGGTCGTGAACCGGAAGAGCATTGTAAAGGGCCGTGAAGGCAACTACGACGGCGCCAGTGACAGCTAGAGTTACGTTCGCCATCTTGGAGGGATGCTTGCCAATACTCTGCAAGCGTTCCGCGCCAACGAGGTCGAGGATGATGGTCAGCCCGCCGATGAACGTCGCGATCTTACCCACCCGACCCCACCACAGGATCGACATGAACCAGAGACGGAGCTGCGGATCGATCTCCTGGCCCGCGAACCAGCGTTGCCAGGCCTCGAGGTAGCTGACCGTGCCCACCGAAACAACGTCGCCATTCACAGCGGCGGCGTTATCGCGAAGTCAGGTGGCGGCAGGGACCGACACCACCGTGGGGCCCTCGGCGGTAACAGCCTCGCGAGTGCGATCCATGATCTGCACGAGCTCGAGCTGGTCGAGGTCGATGTCGACTGCCTCGTCGGCTGTCACACCACCGCGGCGACGAGCGATCGCAAGCGCGGCAATCCACGCGTCAGGGTCGAGCTCCAAACGCTTGTTCTCGGCCTCGATGACCGACATCCCGCCGGTGATCCGCTTCTGTAGTCGAGCCTCCGACGCCGTGATCCGGCCGTCGTCGAACACCAGCACCTCACCCGCATACGGGATGTGCCACTTCACTCGATCACCTCATGATCTGTCTGGCCGTCTTGTCCATCGCGGCGAGCACGCCGCGCGCGAACCGCTGCTCCTCGCCGCGGATGCTGACGAAGAACCACGGCTGGCCGCGCTGGGTGACCCAGCGCTCGAGGTTGCCCCTGACCGGGTGTCGCCAGCGCGGTGCGAGCTCGGTGTCGGTCAGCATCGCCAGCCGGTGCCCGCGCGGCCGTCCGACCGCCGAGCCCTCGACGAAGATCCGCACGCCGCTCCCGAGCGCTCTCGACTGCGTCGCCCGCGCGAGCCCGACCCGCAGCCCCGTTGCGCCCGAACCGCCGCGGCTCGGCACACCAGGGAACGACGCCCCCAGCACCGCGGACCGGGTCTTCGCCACCACCGGAGGTGTCGCCCGGAGCAGCTCGTCGTTCACGTCTCGCTGTAGCCCACCGCCGGCAGCCTCGCGGAAGCGGGATGACAGGCGGGCGAACTGCTCATGCTTCGACACCCTGACTCTGATCGTGGCCACGGTTGCCCCCTTGCGGCACCTGCCGGCGCAGGGTCACGTTGTCGCCGGCACCGATGTCCTTCTCCAGCCGCTTCCGACCATGTTCGAGGGCCTCGCACCCTGGGCAGTGGTGGATCGTCGCCACCCACGCGCGGGGGTGACCTCCGTGCTCCGAAGCCCAGTCGTCCGGGTGGGTCCCACATGACGTGCACGTCTGCTGCTGCCGGCGCTGCCACAGGACCGCCGCGTCCCGGGACGCCCGGTCCCACGACAGGAACGTCGACCACGGGATCCCCCGCGGCCCGCAATAGGTCATCTCGGCGGCGAACTGGTCGTCGCCGATCAGCCTTTTCCCACGCTGGCCAGCGGGGACCGGTCGTTGAGCGCGACCGCGACGTTGAACAGCAGCGTCAGCTCGCCGATCGACATCGCACCGGTCGAAGCGAGCTGCGCCCAGTCCGCCTCGGTCAGCGGCTCCTCGCCCTCGGGCGTCACGATCGTCAATGCGAGCAGGGCCGGCCGGAACGTAGCCACGTTCCAGTCGGCGCCCTGCTCCGCCTGCTCGGCCGTCGGTGGATGCGCCGCGGCGAGCGCCTCCCACACGTCCGCCGGGATCGCGCGCAATTCGAGGCGCTCCGGCTCGCCGCCACCCACCGCCGGGAGGGTGACGACCTCCGACGGGAGCTGCCGCGCGAGCAGCCGCTCCCGCAGGCTCACGGGCCGGCGTGCGCCGGGATCGTGACGTCCTCGATCGGCAGGTCCGGGTGGGTGAACGCCACGCGGATCTGCGTGGCCGCCTCCGTCGAGCGGACCTTCGACATCCGGTTGACCTGGATCGGCCAGATGTCCATCTTCTCGGTGGCGACGTCGCCGCTGTCGAAGAAGACGATCGCGCCGGTCGTGCCGTCGGGGAGCACGGTGCGCACGTCCTGGGCGCCGCGGTCCGCGTACATGAGCAGCACACCGGGCGTGATCTGGATCTTCCCGGGCAGCGTGCCGTCGAAGCGACGCAGCTTCGGCAGGTCGATCGTCTGCGGGTCGACCTCGAAGCCCTCCCAGGTGTTGATCTCGCTGGTGAGATCGGTGCCGGCGTCGATCTCCGCGCGCGTTGGGATCCCCGTCCCCGCGGCGATGACCGGCACGAACACGATCTCCAGGCCGTCGAGCGCGGAGAACTCCTCCGACGGGTTGATCGGGTCAGCAGGCATGATCAGGCGTCCTTCCCGGTGATGCCGCGCCGCGGCGCGGTGGGCGGTTCGGCGGGGTCGGTGGGCGCACCCTTCGCGCCCCCGTCGTCGGGCTGCTCGGCCGCGGCGTCGGCCGGCTTCTCCTGCCAGCCGCGGCTCTTCCAGTACTCGACCGCCTTCGGCGAGCACCTCATCGGCGCCTCGATGCCGTCCTTCACCAGCTCGACCCACCCGCTCTGCGGGCGGTTCGCGCGCAGTCCCTGCTTCTGTGCCACTCCGGGCTCCTTCTCTCCTGGCTACCGGCGCGGCCGGTACGCCTCGATGTGCACGACGAACTCCACGAGCGCGAGCTCCCCGCGCTCCATCGGGATCTGCGAGTACGCCTCACGGGACACGGACGCCTCCCGAACCTGCCGCGTCAGCCCGAGGTCGCGGCGGGCCCGGCAGACGTCCCGCACGAGGTCGACGAGCTCGAAGACCCGCACCATCCGGGCCAGCGCGGGGGTCTCGTTGTCGTCCCCGCCCCACGACTGGGCGGTGCAGCCGATGTCGTAGGGCAAGAACTCCTGTCCGAGCCCTCGTCGCGGGGTGCCGGTGATCGATTCCGGTGCTCGGACGGCCAGGGCGATCGAGAGCGCGTCGGGCTCCTCGAACTCGCCGGGGTCGCCGAAGTCGACCCGCAGCCGCTCTCGCTGCGGTGCCGCCGCCGCTGCGACGAGTTGGTACAGCGCGCTGGCGGCGAGCGGAACCGGATGGGGCGCCGTCACGCCGTCACCCGGCCCCTGTACGCAGGATCCGGCCACGGCTCAGGCGCCGGGAAGCTGCCCTGCGGTGCCGTGTGCGGGGCCCTGCTGTCGTCAGCCGGCTCGCCGAGGAGATCGATCAGCCTGCGACGAATCGGTGCCGCGCCGGCCGGGTCGGAGTCGGCCTCGAGCGCTGAGCCCGATACGCCGCCGCCGTAGGAGCCGCCGCGACCCATGTTCACGCGCTGGGTGCGCCAGTAGGCGCCCAGCACCACCTTCACGGCGAGAAGCTCGAGCGGCGTGCAGGACTGCGCGTCGACGAGCTCGCGCCCGACGTGCTCGCCGACCCGCTGCACGGCCGGCCCTATGAACTCGGCGAGCTCCTCGTCGTCGGTCGTCCGCTCAGCCGGGATGTTCAGGTACCGCTTCGCGTCAGGTACCGACAGCACGTCGAGCGCGCCCACCCGCGATCAGCCCTTCGCCGAGGACCGGCGCGCGGCGGGCTTCGCCGGGGGCTTCTCCTCCGACTGCTCGTCGGCGGGGTCGTCGCCCCGCTCCTCGTCGGCCTGCCGTTCCTCGGCCTCGAGGTCGACGCCCGATGCGCCCGGGTCCGTCGGCGGGCGCGGAGCAGTCGCTGCCGGCACGGGAGGCTGATCGAGCTCGCCCGTCACTACGGCGCCGAGCTCCTCGGCCCGTGTGAGCCCGTCGCCCTCCAGGTCCACCTTCTCGCCCCGCAGCGCCATCCGCGGCTGACCGCTCGGGTCGCGGTAGCTCAGCATCGCGTGGCACACAGTTCGCTCAGCCATGATCAGCCCGCCAATCCCGTCACCTTGCGGATCGAGTACGGGTTGGTCACGTACATGACCGGCCGCACACTCGACTGGACCCAGGTACGTTCCGTGCTCTGCTCGCGCCAGGACTCGGTGCCCAGCGCCTTCTCGACGCGGATCTCGCCGACCTGTCCGCGCTCCACCACGTACGCGGTGCCGGCGGCGATCCGGTTCGACGCCTCCATCACGATGCCGTTCGCGGCGAGCACGTCGGCCAGCGCCGACCCGTAGATGATCGCCAGCTGCGCCTTCTGCGCCGGGTTGACGAGCCACAGGTCGTAGGTGACGCCGAGCTCGTCGACGTCGGCGAGCATCTGCGCCTTCGCGAAGTCGGCCGCGGGCCAGCCAGCGGCCGAGGTCGCCGAGGTTCCGGTGGTCACGACGGCGTTCCAGTTGTTGCCGACGAACGTGCCGGCGCCGCCGAGCGCGGCGATCGCCGCCTCGAGGGTCTCCACCGCTCGGGTGTTGACCTTGCGCACGATCGTGTTCGCCAGCTGCGTGACCTGGTTGTTGAAGCTGGTCACGTCGTTGCGGTCGCGAGCCTCGTCGGTGACGAAGAACTTGCCACCCCACTTCTCGACCTCGGCGACCTTCGGGGCCTGCCGCACGCTGGTGACGATCGGGAACTCGTCGCCCGGCATCACGCGCTCGACGTCGCGCTCGAGGTAGAGCTCGTTGAGCAGCGCCTGGTCGTAGACCACGGCACCGCCGGAGACGGGCCCGCCGGTCGCGAAGATCTGCGACACGATGAACCGCTGCAGGGTGAGGTCGGCGATGCGCCGCGTCACCCTGGTCGGCTCGTTCAGCGCCGTGTCGACGGTGAGGGTGTTGCCGCTGTAGGTGGGCGGCCCGAGCGGGTACGCCACAGGTGCACTCATGATCCGTTTCCTCCCGCTCAGTACAGGCAGACCCGGGCGTCCTGCCCGGAGGTCGCTGCGGTCTCGGCGTAGCCGACGGCGACGCCAGCGCTCTTGGTGACGGCCGTGCCGTTGGCGCCGACCTCGACCTCCGCGCCGGCGGCGATGTTGCCGCCGGCCGTGACCGGCACGACGGCCTTGGAAGCGCGGACGATGCCGACCTTCTTGCCGGACGCGGCGTCGTACTTCGACACTCCGCAGGTCCGGCCGGCCGCCGTGGCGTGGGCGACGGTGAGCGACCCGTCGGACTTGATGTTCCCGGTGATCGCCAGGAACCGCTTCCCGGTCACGTTCGCGGAGGCCTCCCCGGTGACGGTCGCGCCCGGCTCCTTGAACGGGATCAGCTCGTTCGCCATCGCTCAGCCCTCCCGGCTGGTCGTCGAGTACTGCGGGAACCACGAGTCGTCCCGCGCGGTGGCCTCGGCGGATGCCGAGTGGCCGATCTCCGGGCCGACGATCAGGCCCTTCTGCAGGCCGGCCAGCGCCTCCCGGGTCCCGTTGCCGGGGTCGCGTTCCAGGCTGCGCAGCCAGGCGGCGCGACTCGCGGGAGCGATGCGCCCGTCCTGCACAGCAGCATCGACGAGGGCCTCGCGGTCCTCGCGCTGCTGGCGTGTGTGAGCGTCGCGGCCGAGCTGGGCGTCGCGGCGCAGCTGGGCGAGCGTGCCGGAGTCCACGGTCACCACGCCTTCCGGACGGGCGGGCTCGTCGCCCTCGTCGTCCTTGTCGTTGTCGGACTGGCCCTCGTCGTCCTCGTCGCCGTCGTCGGGCTCGTCGGCCCGCTCGTCGAGCGCCTCGTCCAGGGCGGCCAGCGTGGTCGCCTCGTCGGCGTCCGCGGCGACACCGAGCCGCGTGCGGACGTCGTCCAGGAAGGTCCGCACGATGCGGCTCCTCTCGGTGGTGGATCTCCCGACCGCGGCCGCGGCGGGTCGTCGTCCCGGCATCGCCGGTGCAGGCGCGCGGTCACGCCCGGCGTACGTGAATGCGGACAGGTCGAACCTGTCCGGCTGGGCCAGCGAGTCCCAGAGGTCCCAGAACGAACCGCTTCGGCCCGGGGTGATCTGCTGCCCCTCGGCCGTGCCGGTTTCGTCGGCCGTGGCGACCCGGTCAGCCAGTCCCGCGGTGACGGCCTCCTCGGCCGTGTACCAGGTCTCGGCGCGCATCACGTCGCGCCACTGCGCGGCGGTGCCGCCGGCCTTCGCGGCGTAGGTGCTGGCGATCGCGTCGGAGGTCGAGTCGAGCATGCGCTGCGCGGCGGCCATCTCCGCGGCGTTGCCCATCGAGAAGCCCCAGGCGTCGTGCACCATCAGCTGCGAGCCGATGCTCATCACGACCTCGTCGCCGGCCATGGCGATGACCGAGCCAGCTGAGGCGGCCATGCCGTCGACGCGTACCTCGACGCGGGCGCGGTGGGCGCGCAGCACGTTCGCGATCGCGACGCCCTCCGAAGCGTCCCCGCCGGGGGTGTTCAGGTGCAGCACGATGCGGTCGACGTCGAGCTCGGCGACGTCACGCACGAAGTCGTCAGCCGTGACGCCGAACCACCCGCCGATGGTGTCGAACACGTACACGTCCGCGGAGGACGAGCGTGGCTCGCTGGCCGGCTCCTCGGCGCCTGGCTCGGCCAGCGCCTGGACCGGGCCGATGCGATACCAGGGACGTGGCTGGCCTGCCGCGGCCCGTAGCCGCCGATGCGTCATGCCGGTGCTCCTTCGTCGTCATCCGCAGGTGGCTCGGGCGGGGGCTGGCCACCGGGGGCCGAGCGCGCCGTCGCCGGGTCGGCCGCGGGCAGCCCGTACTGCTGGCGCAGGTGCCGCTCGAGCGCCTGGTCGCCGGACAGCGCGCCGGCCTCGATCAGCAGCTTTATCGCCTGCGCGGTCGCGGCCTGCCGCGAGCCGATCTCCTCGAACACGAGCTGCGGCGCGGGCTCGTCCTCGCCGAAGTTCACGTCGACCAGGTCCTCGACGATGTGCTGCTGCGCGACGTCGCGGTGCTCCTCCGCGAGGGTCTGGAGCCCGAGGATGAAGAAGTCAGCGAACGTGGTGCCCAGCGCCCACGATCCGGTCTGGGTGCCGAGGTTCAGGAAGTGCAGCAGCGACGAGCGGGCGATCTGCTCGTCGTGGTAGCGGATCGCAGGGTCGGCGTCGGGCAGCGCACCCTCGACGCCGCGCAGCGTCAGCTTCGCGCCATGCGGGACCGCCGCCGCGGCGGCGTCACCTGATCGCCAGCCCTGGGCCATCTTGAGGCCCTCGTCCAGGTGCCGGTTCAGCGGGCCGTCCTCGTACAGCGGCACGCCCATGCCGTTGCGGGCGATCGTCTGGGCCTGCACTCGCAGCAGGCGATCCTTGATCAGCCAGTTCTTGTAGGCCGGCCGCAGCAGCGAGGTGCCGACCCAGTCGCCGCCCTCCTGCTCGTTCACGTACGCGACGAGCCGCGCGACCGGGATCTTCGGCGCGGCCAGGACACCCAGCACGCCAGCGGTCGACTGGCCCACCGCGGGGTGCTGCTCAATCGAGATCAGCCCACCGTCTGTGGCCACGTTGATCGCCGCGATCGTGCGCGGCATGCGCGGTGCGAGCTTCCGCAGCCGCGCGCGACCGCCCCCGTCGAGCCGGTACACCTGCTCGAAGAACATGTGCCCGTACGCGAGCGACAGCAGCGACAGCTGCAGGTGCCGGGACCAGGAGAACCGGTCACGGGTGCGCCGCGGCTTCGCGATGTCGTCCTGCCCCAGCACCGGCAGCCCGAGGTCCTCCGCGACGAGTGCGACCACCTCCGGACGCGCACCGGCCGGGTCGATCCGCCACGCGGTACGCCGCACCGGCAGCGTGACCGCACGCAGCACCGACTTGACCTGCGAGTCCTGCCGGCGCATCCGGTCGTACACCCGCACCGAGTCCGGCCACCGCAGCTCCGGCGTCTCCTCGTCCTGCGGCGCAGCCCACCAGCCGAACCCCGCCTGATTCGCGTAGCCCAGCTCGGACGTCGGAGCGCTCACCCGGACACCTCCCTCAGAAGCTCAGCGATGACAGGTCCCCGGCATCGACCGGCTCCCCGCCGGTCTGCTCGGCCAGCAGCGGTGGCGAGCTCCCCATCCGCTCGGTCTCGACGAGCGCGTGCAGGGCGAGCGTCACCGCGACGAGCGGCGAGATGTTCGCCGAGCTCGCCTTGCGCCCGAACGTGAACGCACCGTCCCCGATGTCGCGGCGCCGCACGGACTCGACGGCCCCATCGAGGAGCGGGTCGGGCAGGTGCTGCGGGAGCTGGTCGTAGAACCCGCCGCACGCCCGCGCGTAGTCGGGGCCCTTCACGCGCAGCACCTGCAGACCGGCGTCCTCGAGCTCGGCGGCCAGCGGGCCGGCCGGGCCGTTCGGATCGATCGCCCACACGGTCGGCCCGTGGTCGGCGTCGAGCTCGACCGCGCGCGGCACCACCCAGTCCAGGCCCTCCGGCCACGGATCACCCTCGACCCATTCGCGTGCCGGGGCCGGGAGCTCGACCTGCCGGGCGCCGGCCTCGTTACGGCCAGCCAGCCCGATCGCCGCCGCGGTGCGCTCAGGGTTCGCGTCGACCCCGAACACGACCTCTCCCACGATGTGCGACTCGTCGTCGGCGAGCCGGTCGTCCCAGCTGCGTGACGAAATCAGCCGCTGGCCCGGCGCGCCGAGCGTCGGCCAGATGCCCAGGCACTCCCGCGCGAAGTCCAGTTCGTCCAGCGCGCGGCGTAACCGCAGCAGCGACGCCTCGGTCAACCGGCCCGCGCCCAACGAGGGGTTCGCCGCCGCCCACCGCGCACGGTCGTCCAGCACCGCCGCGCGCTCCCGAGCGGGCATCGCCGCGAGCTCCTCGAGCGCCATGGCGAGGCCCCAGTCGCGGTAGCCCAGCGCGCCCGGATCATCCGACTCGGCCCGCTTCCGCAGCAGGTACATGACCTCGCCCGACACCCCGTCGAGCGGCGGCGTCGAGGTGTGCACGATCTGCGCGTTCGGCTGCGCTGCCGTGCCGGGCGCGAGCGCCGACTGCTGCGCCTTCGTCAGCGCGAACACCTCGTCGAGCACCTGCAGTTCGGGGTCCATCCCCCGGCCGCTCCCGCGCGTCCGGGCCACGAACTTGACCTCTGCTCCGGTGTCGAGACGCTCGAAGCCCTCGCGGCCGTGCGTCGAGTTCACCTTCACGACGAACCCGTCGTCGGGGAACTCGATGTAGAACTCGCCCAGGCGCCCGTCAGCAGGCTGCCCGAGCCGGCGCAGCACGGTGTTCATCAGCTTGAACGAGCGCATCGTCGTATCGACCAGGTGCGTCGACCACAGGATCAGGTGCTCGCCGAGCACCAGGAACCCGAGCAGCACGCGCGGGGTGAGCAGGCCGACGCTCTTGCCGTTCTGCCGCGGCACCCACTCCGCGTAGTCCGGGCACGCCCATCGACCAGCAGCGTCGATCGACGTCATCAGCGCCAGGCCGCTGTGCTGCCACGGGTCGAGCTCGAACCCGGCGCGACGCCACAAGTCCGCCGCGTCCTCGACGTGCGAGTCGACGATCCCGGACGGCCGCAGTTCAACCCGCGGCCGCAGCCCTCCGCGCAGCGGCTCGGGCAGCAAGATCAGAGACACCCGGCCCCCTGTCCATACCCGCTGGAGGCGGCTCGTCGGTGCGCTTCCTCGGCTCGGCCGCCTTCGCGTCGGCGCCCAGGCGCCGCAGGACGGCCATCACCCGCGTGAGCTCCCGCGACGCGGACGTCATCGACAGGCCCTGATCGACCTGCCTCGCGAGCTGCAGCGCTACCGCGGCCTCCGTGCTCGTCTGCACGACGTCCGGGAGCGCCTCGAGCTCGCGGCGCAGCGCAGCGACCACGGGTCCGCGGCGCGCACGCGGCGCCCGCACCGGCGCGCTCGGCGCGGGGGCGGGCGGGGTCGCGCGGCCCGCGGGCCGCGCGGCCGCACGATCGGCGCGCCGCATTCGCACTTCGGAACCAACATTCCGCCGACCACTCCGAAACTTTGCTAAAAACTCTGCAATTTCCTGCATTTCACGTCAAATATGCAGATTTCGACCCGTTCCGCCCCGATTCGGACCTGATCGCCCCGTCGAGGTCGACCTCGGGGGGTATATGGCCGGACACGCCGGGGTGACCGGGCCCCCACCCTGGATTTTCTGGCGGTTGCCCGCCGGCTCACTCGACGATGATCCAGTCGTTAATGTGCGATGCGATGAAGAGCGCGATGATCGCGATCACGCTGATGATCAGGGCGAGCATGAGCCATGGGCCGAGGCGGTACTGCCCCTGCCCCTCCGCCTGCCCCTGGTGTCGGCGGTGCTGCCCGGTCATGGCCATGGCCAGAGGCCGAGGAGGTTCAGCCATCCGCCGACGATGACGAGGATGACGACGAGCCAGCACGTGAACGTGGCCCCGACGAGGATCCACTCGGCTGCCGTGCGTTCCTGCTTGGGCCTGGCCATGGGCACCTCCGGTTACCAGTTCCTCGAGGTGCGGCGTCGTGGTCGTGCCGGTGTGCGTGGGTGCGGGATGCGGCCGGCGGCGAGCTGGGCTCGGAGGCGGTTGGAGCGGGCGGCGTTGCACCGGTTGTGGGCGAGGTGCAGGACGGCGCCGTCTCGGATGAGCTCGGGGCCGCCGAGGTAGATCGGTACTTCGTGGTCTGCGGTGGGTCCCCACGGGTGAGTGCCGGGCAGGGTGCGGTCGACGTAGCGGCCACCGCACCAGTCGGTGAGCCAGCAGTGGGTTTCGGTGGTGGTGGCGAGGAAGTGGGCTCGGTCGTTGCGCCAGGCTCGGCCGCCGGCTCGGTGGGTCACGGCCAGAACCTGACGATGGGGATCAGGGCGACGGTGACGAGGAGCAGGAGGACGAGGGCGGCGGACCAGTAGCGGGGCATGTGGCACCTGCCCCGGTACGACGAGAGCCCGACCTTGTGGGGTCGGGCTCTGGGTACAGCTCAGCTCTCGCGCTGGTGATGATGCCTGCGAGCTGGGGCGGTGGTCAAGCTGGCCCGTTCTGCGGATGCGTGAGACGCTCAACTCCCGCCAGAAAATCCTTGCAATCTCTTGGGGATTACCGATATGCTCATGTCACCAACGAGAGAGGGAAGGAGGTGAAACAACAAGATGACGACGAAGCTGGGAGCAGCGATCCTCACCGCCGCGCGAGACCAGGGCTGGACCCTGATCACGCACGAGGGGCTGGGGATGCAGCTGGACTCGCCGGTCACCGGGTTCTCGTTCCTCATCAGCTCTGGGTTCCTGGAGCGTGAGAACGAGGAGCCGCTGCTCCGGATGATCCTGCTCGACCTGATCGTGAGGGGCGGCCTTTGGTGGCCGTGGCCTCCGGATCACCGAGAGGACATCCACGGCGAGACCCCGCGCCACATCTAGTGGCCGGGGAGGGGACCGCCCGAGACCTAGTCGGGCGGTCCCCGCTCCCAGCCTAGTTGTCACAGAAACCCTTGAACTAAACCAAGGTTAACGGCAGAGTAGACGACATGACTACGTGGAATGTGACCCTGACCGTGACGCTCGCACGACCGATCGGGCTCGAGGTGGCGCAGGCACTCGGTCAGCCGCTAACTGGCCGGCACGTGCTCGCGAGCCTCGACCACGATGCCCACCAGCTCAGTCTCGTGCGGGCCGTCGACTCGGATTCCCCACCAGGCGAGGTGGCACGTCAGGCGGCCGAGGAGCTCGCGGACGCATGCGCCCGCTCGAGCGTGGAGATCGCCGGGTGGGAGGCGGTGGCTGTCCTGTCCCAAGCGGAGACCGATCGCCGGCTGCAGCTGGCGACGATCCCGCCGATGGTCAGCGTCGAGGAGGCCGCGCGGATGTGCGGCGTGAAGACGCAGCGCATGTACGAGCTCGAGACCGAGCGTCGGAAGGCGGAGGCGGAGGGGCGTGAGCACCCGTTGCCGGCTCCTGTCGTGCCGGGCTACTACCTGCGCTCGGCGATGCAGCGCTACGCCGAGACCCGCCGACGCAGGCCGGGCCGGCCGCCGAAGGCGAGCTGACCCGCCGGGTCAAGGGCGGCGGTCGGACGTGTCCACAGCGATGCGCCAGCCGGGGTGCCTTGCCGCCTCGGCCCGGGCGCGCTCGAGTCGACGCCGGGCCTCTGCGTGCACGGCCAGAGGCTGCTCGGGTTCGTAGGGCTCGTGATCCTCGACGACGCGCCGGAGCCGTTCGCGGCGGTGCTCGAGGTGGGCACGGCCTGCGTCGTCGAGTGGGCGGGCGACGTCGAGCTGGAGGAAGTGGTCGTCGCACGCGAACGCTCGGTGGAGTTCGGGCGTCGGGTACGGGTAGTACACGACGCCGACCCAGCGGACGGTGCCTCCGCAGGCTCGGGTGGTGCCGGTGCGTGCGGTGCCGCCGCATCCGGCCCGTGTTGCTGCGAAGGGCTCACTCTCAGCCATGGGGTCCCCCGCGTCGTCCGGTGGTGTTCGGACCGCGGGGGAAGCGCGGCAGGGCGGATCCTACAGCTGCAGGTTTGCACGGAATGAAAGGACGCGGGCCTCGCCGTCGTCGAGCTCGAACTTGACGTAGTAGTAGCCGGGCTCGGGGATCATCACTTGGCTGAGATTGACGACCACGGGAAAGTTCCCTGGCACCTTCTCGTCGGGCTCCGACGACCCTCGTGCTGTCTCCCAGCTCCCGGCGATGCTTGCGACGGCTTCCCGATCGGGCTGATCGGTCATCCTGACCTCGACTGACACCTTGCCGGACCGACCTACTTCATCCGCCGGAATCTCGACCATGCAGAACAAGGTCACTCCGAGCGGCCCCGGGTACGAGACGCGCTTGATGTTCGTGATCCCGGCACTTAGGACGTTGACGAGGCCCTCGCGCACGTTAGCGGCGTCGCATAGGAGCGCTGCGGTGATGATCATGACGATGCCGCCAGTTGGAGGCCGTCCGTTTGCCAACTCGGCGAGCTAGCCTCGCCTGGGCGCAATGTGTCCCAGACAACGGAACCAACGCCCGCCGGCCGGTATCCAGTCGGGCTGGCAGCTTCACGGAAGCTGTGCCAGTCCACCCGAAGGTAGATCAGCTTGTACGTCCGGTTGATGTCCACGACGCGGGCGGAGCCAATGAAGTCAGAGCCGTCCTCATCAGGCTGGCGTGCGATGACCACCTCACCGATGCGCGGCACGCGGTCCGCGTCGGCGAACCGCGCTGCTGTGAGCGAGGGATCCTGTCGCACCACGCTGTTCGGGTCGACGATGACGCGGGCAGGGGCGAGCGCGAGCTCCATGCTCGCACTTGCAGCTGTAATGACCTCCGTGAGGACTTGCAAGCCGGCGAACATCAGAGCGTGCACGATGGGAACCTCCTCCGCTGGTGTTCGTTGAAGATCCCGGCAAGACGTGCAACGTCCGCCACGTCCAGATCCGTCCCCAGGATGACATCGTAGTGGGCTGGCGGGGGCTCACGGAGGCGGATCTTGAACCCTTCCTCGCTCAGACGTTGCTCGGTGGTGAACGTAACCCAGTTGGCGGAGCGGTGCGGCACGATGCGCTCGCAGAGGGCACGCATCGCTTCCTCGGCGGTCATTCCCTCGTCGACCTGGAGGCCGAAGACCGAGATGCTGTAGTCGGGATCGACCTCGCCGGCGGCGAGCTGTTCGGCGTGGTCGCGGTCTGCGTCCATCTGGAGCCTCTCAGCGTCCCATCGCCACAGACGGGCGATGATGAGCTCGCCCCCCGTGACCTCCACAGCACAGATCGTAGAACGCTGTAGTGCTGATCACTCGCACGGTGGGTCCCTGTCGGACGGCGGCTTACGGCGCCTGCTCCTGCCGGTCTTGAACGACAACCCGGGTGAGGTGCTCGAGGTACTCCGTCGCCCAGTGCCCGGCGCACCCGGGGGCGATGCACCGGGCCGACCGGCTGGCGTAGGAGACCTGCAGGGCGGCCTTCTGCACGCGCTCGTCGCCGTCCTGCACCCAGACGCGGCGGGTGCCGCAGAGCGGGCAGGCGCCCCGGATCTCGAACCCGCGGTCGGGCTCGACCACGGCGCGCGCGTCGACGACCCATCGCTCGGCGAGGCCGGCCTTCTCGATCAGGATGGTGGCGTCGGCGTTCTGCTCGACGTCGCGGGCCCAGTGCTGCAGCTGCTCGGCGAGCGCGTTCTCGGCGCCGCGGTGGCCGACGGCGCGCTGGATCGCTCCGAGGAGCTCGGCGGCGGCGAGACCGATGGGTGAGCGGTGCACGCCGGTGGTGATGCCCACGCCCTGGCTGGACTCGACGGCAGTCTGCAGGCGCTCGAGTAGCGACGGGATCGCCGCGCTCGCGGTGGCCCGGGCAGCGCGGGCGAGCTTGAAGTCGCGCTCGCGAGCGACGAGCGCGCCGAGGGTGCGGCGAGCGCCGACGTCGTCGAGGCGGCGGAGTGCGTAGACGTAGCGGGCCCGGAGGATGCCCATCTGGTCGTGGTGGGTTCGCATCGCCGTGGCCTCCGTGTCGGCGACCGCGGTGTCGGTCTCGGCGCGTGAGCGGTCGAGCTGCTGCACGGCGGGTGTGACGAGTTGCTGCACGGCGACCTCGAGCTGCAGGCGCGCGGCGAGGGCGTGCTCGGTGGTGGGCTGGTCGGGCTGCTCGTCGGTCACTGGTCGGCGTTGGGGTCGTTCGGGGCGTGCTCGAGGTGCCACTGGCTGATGACCACGGAGTCGTCGACGAACACGGCACCGGGCTGCTCGCGCTCGATCTGGCGGACGAGCTTGACGTGCGGCTGTGCGAGGTCGAGGGACTGGCCGCAGCCGGTGCAGGTGGCGTTCACGGGATGGGGAGCTCCGTTCGCGGGGTGGGGAGGTCGGGCCACTGGGCGCGGAGGAGGGCCTTCGCACCGCGACGGCCTTCGAGCCATGGGCCGGGCCAGCCGAGCCAGTCGACGCCGGCGGTGGCGAGGGCGACGGCGTCGCACTCGTGGGAGGACGCGCGCGCCAGCCCGTGGCCGGGCCAGGCGGCCGCGACGGCCGAGCGGACGAGGTCCTTGTCGGCGTTGCCGTTTCCGGTCATGTAGCCCTTTACGGTGCTCGGGGACAGCACCGCGACGGGACGCTCGTGGCGGACGAGCTGGTCGACGACGCGCCACCAGACGCCGGCGCGCTCGTGCGGTTGGCCGTGCTGGGCGGCGTGGGCGGGGCCCTCGATCACGACGAGCACGGTGGCGGTGGTGGCGCGCTGGACCGCCCAACGGGCGACGCGGCGGATCCGGGCGGCCACGGCGGCGATGGGTGCGTCGGCGCCGAGGGCGTCGGTTGTCAGGGCCTGGGTGTACACGCGGCCGTCGTGGTGGATCTGGGCGGCGCCGGCGGTGGCGAGGCCGAGGTCGAGCCCGAGGACGTGCGCGCTCACTTCCGGCCCCAGCGGCGCCGCTCCGCGCGGTTGGGACCTTGCGGCCGCTCGGGGTAGCGATCCAGGCAGCCGCGGACCCACCGTTGGCCGTGGCGGCGGTAGCGGCACTGCGGCCGTGCGCGGGCCGCTGCGACCTCGTCGGGTGTCCATCTGCTGCCGTCGGTGCGGGAGGCCCCGGGGTAGACGGTCGCACCTTGGTCGGACAGCGCCACGAGGCCGCGGCAGTGGGTGCACATCGCGCCGGTGAGCAGGCGGCGGGCGAGGGCGTCGAGCGCCTCCACGGGGCCGCGGTGGTTCTCCTCGGTGATGCGCGCGCCGCGGTACTGGGCGTGGGCGTACCAGCCGGCCTGCTCGACGGGGACGTTGTCGTGGAGGTGGCCGATCGTCAGCTCGCGTGCACCGGTACGGCCCACGAGGTCGGCGGTGGCGATGATCGCGTCGTCGTCCAGGTCGATCATGAGCGCGGGGTCCTCTCGTGGGGCGCGCGGAGCTCGCGGGAGTCGATCGGGGCGTGCACGACGCCAGCGGCGCGCAGGCGGGCGTCGTGTGCGGCCAGGCGCTGCAGCGGTTCGCCGGTGAGCATGTTGCGGCACTGCTCGCCGATCGGGGCGCCGCAGCCGCGTGGCGGCGGGGCGAGGCAGGCGACGGTGAGGGCCATCTCGCGGTCCGCGTGCAGCTCTAGGTCATGCAGACCGGTCCTCGACGATGCGGAGCGGTCGGTGGTCGCATCGGACGGCCGGGGCGAGCGGGCCGCGCTGGGGGTTGTCGGGGTCGATGCGCCAGCCGTCGGCGTCGCAGCTGCGGCAGTGGCGGCGCCGGTGCGCCTCGGTGGCGGCCTGTTCGCGGTCGGCCTGTTCGGCGTCGGCGGCGGCTTGCTCGTCGACGAGGCCCGACCGGAACCCATC